TCTTTCGCAGTGCGCTTGCCTTCTTCTGGCTCAAAACTGTAGTCTGGGTCTGTGTAATCCCTGATGATGGCGGCTAACAGACGCAATTCTTGCTTGAACGAGTAGTGCAGACGGGCTTGAACCGCTGTCATCACCTTTAATTGACGCTCCAGCAGCGCTAATGTCGTACCAACAGGCGCTTGAGCGCTCATGTCGGACACTTTCATGTCCGCAGTCGCAGCAAAACGACGGCCTTCGTCAACAATCTTGTCAAGCAGCCCAGCTAAAACGGCAGAAGGCTCTTTGTAGGGGAGTGGCAGGATGCTATCGCGCATCGAGCCTGAGCCAACGTCTACATCTCGCCACTCGCCGGGGGCAATCGGCGTGTCATCACCTTTAATCCGCATCCCTCGGGATTTAAGACCTCCGGGAAGGTTCGATAGTGTTCCGGCGTCCACGAGTTGTCGCATGATGCTCGTAGCAGACTTAGCGAAACCACCAATGAGGTGGAACAACCCGAAGCCATACGCCCCGAATCCGGGGATGTATTGGTAGTGCACGAAGTGCTGGCGCTTGAGGCGAAGATCGTCGTCTTCTCTCCAATTACGTCTGATTGCCAAGACATCGTTTGTCCCCTTAATCATCGTGACCACGTAAGGCAAGGCAATGCCTGTCTTCTCGCCGTCACCGTCCGTGTCGTTGAACCCGTCTAAGTCCAAGTCTACGTGAATCTCAAGGAGTGTGTAGCGATCATCGTCGATGTCGCTAAAGCCAGTTTCTTTGTCTTTGGCTTTCTGGATGTCTGACTGGTCTTTGTCTGGCTCGCCCAGCTCGATGTCGCGGTAGAACCCCGCCTGCATGAGCTTCTTGATCTCGTTCTCCGTCTTGCGCATCACGTGCGTCAAGCGATAGCAAGTGTCCATGTCGGTTGTGCCATACGGCAAGATGATGTCTTCAGCAGGCACAAACATCGAGACCTGACGACCCAAGTTCGGGTCGTAATACACCTTCTTAAAAGCAGAACCAGTGGCCGGTAGGCTCCACAACATGCGCTCTTGCTCTGGACGGAACTCGCGCATGACTTCTGTCAATTCGTAGTTCAAGTCTTCTTCGACGCGCTTGGCGGCTTCTTTCTTCTCGGGCGTTTCTTTCCCGATAATCTTGGTACGCACCGGCCCTTGTGCTGGGAACATCTCGGTGATTGTCTCGCTCTGGAACCGTACCACAGCCTCTGTAATCATTGGATGAAAAACGCCCGATGCGCCGTTCCACGGTTCTGTCCTTTCTTCGTATTGCAACCCGAGCAGTTTCAACCCCTCGGTGTAAGCCTTCTCCCAGTCTTTGCGGCTGGCTTTGTCTTGGTCTACGGCTGCGGCTAAATCTCCAGCCATCGAGTCAATGGCTCCCTCGTCCATCTCTTCAGCCAAGTTTGCGCCGAAGTCGTCTTCTTCCCCGCCGGGTTTAATGTGGATGTCTACGTCGCCTGCATGGATGTTGACTTCTTCGGGATCGACGATCTCGATTTCAATCGGTTCTTCCTCTTGTGCGAGGGCGTCGATACCCGCAGGGGCTTGGTACAGAGATTTGTCGATGGCCATGAAATAGGTCCTTAATAGTATGCGTGGGTTTTGCGACGGAAGAACTGTGGTTCGTCGCGCTCATCGGATTCTAAAGAAATGAACCCGCCTTGTCTAAATCTTAATAGCGCCTGACTCAACGTATCCACAAAGTCATCATGCTCGCCCACGGGGAACGATGCAACTTCTTCGATGACTTCACGCGCCCAGCGCGTGTCAGGTGCCCACACCATGCCAGACGCAAACAGATCGGACACAGCGTTTAGCCGCACCATCTTGTCGTTGCCCCGCGATGGGTTTGTCTCTTGCACAGGGATGCCCATGTTGCGTAGCTCTTGAATCAGCGGCGCTCCAGCCGCCTTCTTTTCCACGATGAACGCATCGGGATCCCACTCTCGCCAGTGCTTCAAGGCAATTTGTTTCAGCTCGGGGAAGGCCATGCGGTCTTTAAACGCATCGAGCAGGATGATCTGCGCAGCGTTGCCTTCTTCCTCGTTGTACCAAACGCCCCATGTCGTACACGCGGAGTAGTCGGAGTTGTTCTTGGTCTCAAACGCCGTGTCCCATGACTGGATGATGTACTCGCACTTGGGCGGATCGTCACTCTCCCAGATGCGCCAGTGCTTCCTTGAGATGATCGCCGAGGTGTCCGCCGTGGGCTGCTGCATGTACTGCGCGTTCCAAAACTTGGGGTCGATCGACGCCTTCGTTGCTTTCAACGTCTCAAGCGGCCATTGCTCTGGCCAGAGGGATTTCTCGTTATCCGCGCCTTCGTTCAGTATGGCAGGCAGCTCCACAATCTCCCACGGAACCGAACCTTCGTTCTTGGTCTGGTAGTCAATCAAGCGCCCCGTCAAGTCCAATTTAGACCACCGAGTCATGATGACGATGATCGCCCCGCCCGGCATCAGACGCTGCAACGGGCCAGTCTGGAACCAGTTCCACGCCGTGTCAAACGCTAGACGCGAGTTAATTTTTACGTCTTGTTCGCTGTGAGGATCATCAATAACGAACAAATCAGCGCCACGTCCGGCCAGAGCACCACCAACACCAGCAGCGTAATACTGACCGCCAGCAGACGTAGACCACTTACCAGCAGCGCTTTGATCTGCGGCAACTTGGGTATTAGGGAAAACTTCACGGTACTCTTCCATGTCTAACAGGTTACGCACTCGACGACCAAAGTCTTCTGACAGACCTGCCGTGTGCGTCCCCATGATAATCTTTTTATTAGGGAAATTACCTAGAAAAAATGCAGGGAACAAATAAGAGCTGAACTCAGATTTACCCATACGTGGCGCGATGTTGATAATCACGCGCTTCTTTTTGCCGTCGATGACGTCTTGAAATATCTTGGCCAGCTTCTTGTGCTGCGGTCCAACTTTGAATCCGGGATAGACGTGCTTGGCAAAGGCAATCAGATTGCCCCGCGCTTGGTACATGGAGTTGCGACGCTCTCGCTCTTCGAGCATGTCCATCAGCTCAATCTTCTCCGCCACCGACATGGTGGGCAGTGCTGCTTGGAGAGCCAACGCCTCTTTAGGCGTCAGGTTGAGCTTGTTCAGATTCATCTGATTTAAGTGAGTGCTCACTAACTTGTTTGGGTTCGTCTGGTATTTCTGTGACGTCTTCAACGTCTACCACGCCCATGAAGCGATTGAGCTTTTCCTTGATCTTTTGGTCGATCTCGGAGTCTGACATGTCGGTCTTCTTGACCTCGATGCGTTCGGTGAACAGTGCCACCTCCGTGATGCGTCCCAGCATGTCCAGCGCTTTGAGCCGGATGCGAGCATCGGGATGGTTTGTTTCCTCCAAGATTTTTGCCACGGCCATGCCGCGCAAGTTCTTGGCTTGCTCTACAAATTCCCAGTCGTATGCCGAGAGCATAGCCACCAAGTGGCGCACGGCCTCTGGGGTCTTAATTTGTGTGAGCTGATTTTTTGTTTCAGTTACGGGGGCGTTGGTCGCCAGCGCAGTGAAAACTTTTTGTGCAGCCTTGGCGTTGGCTTCTTTTAGCGCCTTGTCATCGTCGTCTACGCCGAGCTTCTCGAGCCAAGCGGTTGTGTTGATTTGAGCGTTGAGTGTCTCATCCGTGGAGGATTTCTCCAAGGGTTTAACAGCCTTAGCGTTGTGCTCGTGCACAGGTGGCTCAAAATCAAGCAAGTGGTCCAGCATTTCTTCCTAGTGGGGGCGGGTTGCGTTACCCGATGTGGTCAGTGTACACTAACTTCCGGTAGTGGTGCAAGCAGTTGCCACCTTTGGCCTCTGGCCAAGGTATCTGTCGCTCCATTGCTTCTCCTTTGGGGGCTTTTTCCGGGCCTTCTTTCAACCCCGCCTTAGTGCGGGGTTTTTTTATTTGGGTTGGTGCGCGATCCCCCTTTGGCACTCTTTCGACGTGTGGGGTTTTTCACGCTCACCAACAAGCACAGTGTATAACATTAGACAAGGTTTCTTGGAAATTTTTTAAAAAATTTATGGGGTAGGTATAAAGAATTACAGAAATACTCAGGATGGTTACGGAACAGTGTTCATGGCGGCGACGTCCTCTCGCTACCAAAAGGGGTGATGCCCCCATGGTGGGGTCTCGACTTGCCGATTCGATACCGCAAAGTTCCCCCTTCCGCACAATGGAGTCATCGGCAGGGAAGTTCGTCTCTGTCGATTCATTGGGGACATATGTCCCCGACTTTTTATTTCAAAGGAAATCACTATGTCAATCAAATCAAATGTAACTAAGGCACTCACACATGCTCACGCATACGGCGATGCTATCGAGCAACTCAAGCGGGACTGCGCAGGCAAGAGCCGCGATGAGGCACGAGCCGAGATGCTTCCCGCAGTTGCGGCTTTCCCTAAATACAACGTCAAGGTTGTAGACGGCAAGCTCAGCCCTGAGAGCGCCAACTATGAGACAGCACGCAAAGCCTTGCAACGCTTGCTCAATGATGTGTGCGGCAAAGCCGAGCACGCCAAGCAAGAGCCAGTCGCAGTTCCCGCCAAGGTCACCAAGCAAGTCAAGACGCTGGTTGCCGAGGTGATCGCATCTGGTTTGACCAAGGCGCAGTTCGATGCGGTAGTTGCTGAGCTTCGTGCTTCTATCTCGTTCAAGTAATTGGGGACATTTGTCCCCGAGTTTTCCATGCGGCTCTGCAAGCGAGGGTCGCATGGTGTTTCAAATCATGTCAATCAATCGGAGAATCAAAATGACACAAAGCCAATTTATCCAAGAATGTGCCAAGCGCACTATTGAACCTAGCATTGCCCTCGAAAACGATGAGCTGTGCGATGCCTTGCGAGAGCGTGACGATGAAGCCGCCTTGCGTATCCTCGATGAACAGTTCTAACCACAAAGGAAACATCATGAAAATCAAACCACAAGACTATCAAACCCTGAGCGACACGCTCGCCGATGTAATGCACCTCTACCCTGAGTTCGTGCAACGCTTTGGGGAAAAAGGCGCACGCTGGGCGCTAATCAAGGAAGCACGAGCATCCAACTGGCTTTGCGACACGCTCTACCAATACCTAGACGACACGCACATCGACACAGCCCTGCGCCACATCACATCAACCTCTGGAGAATAACCATGCGTAACACATCAATCAAACAAGTCCACCTCGCCAAGCTCAAGGTCTTACGAGACGAGATAGCCAAAGACGTGCGAGACAACAAGCGCAGAGCACAAGCCCTGCGCCGAGCCGAAGAGTGCGAAGCCTCATGGGAGATCATCAAGGCAGGCGCTAAACCTCTGCGCCAAGGAAGATTATTCAAGTAAGTTGGGGACATATGTCCCCGAAGTGGAAGAATGACCCCTATTCTTGCAGAGTCCAAGATTATTCTTAGTGGCTACCAACTCAGACATCTTCGACCCCGCATGAATAGGGCGTTCCGCCCAAAAGCGTCCTTTATATATATCTATTTAAAATATATTTATATATATAGAGAGGTATTTATATATGTGTGTATTTTCCCGTTTGCCCGAAGACTCTGCTTTTGGGGTTTGCCTTTTAGCATTTCTCAAATTCGATAGATACAAGGGACAAATGTCCCCGAAACGTATAGCGCATGAGGGTTTCCGAGTGTCTCACTTGGTAGCCACTATGATTATTCATGGACTTTCCCATGCTAAAATGTCTGACCTTGCAACTCAGGAAGAATAATCATGCGACTGCGCTATCGACATTACATGAAGCTCACCGAAAACGAACTGCTCAACCGCTTGCAAAAACGCAAGATGCACCCCGATGCCATGCAAGAAATCATGCGTGTGGTTGCCGAGCAGAAAGCGCAACTTCGTGTCGAGCGTGGGAAGAATCATCAACACTCACGGATGTGGGAAGAACTGATGACCCCACTCAAGTATGAAATCAAGCTCATCAAGGGGCTATTGAAATACCCTGCGTCAGAAGAAAGGCGTATTGCGTTGGAAGCCTACCTCGCTACGCTCGACAAACTCAGGGGCAAGATGACTCTGCAACAACGTGGGCGTGAGTTCACGCCGTATCAAATAGCGAGGGCGGCAAACCGCCCGAACAATGGGGTGCATTGGGTCGATTGGGTTAGCCCATCAAAGAAGATAGAAATCGCTCAGTTGTTCGATGCCATACCCTACAAGCTCAAGGCTAAGAAGAAACTACCCTTCGAGCGCACGATACCCAAGGCGCTATGGTCTACGCTACATGAGAGGCTACGCCTACGCACCGAGAAAGAACTAGAACAAGCCAAGGCTCAGCTTCGTGCGGCTGAGTTGGGTGACGACAGCACCAAACGAGAGAAAGCTCACGCCAAGGTGTCCAACATTACACAAGCCCTCGCATGGATAGGCGAGATGGGCGAAGGCGAGGCTGTGCCTGTAACGTGGCATGGCTTCTTTTGACGGGTGT